GGTGCTACCACCCCCAGAGCCCCCCATTATCGCTAATGGGCTGTGATGTTGCACTCCTCTGGAGTGCGGCTGGAGATTGTTTTTGTCTTTTCCAAATTTGACAACTGTTTTTGATTTTTCCAATTTTATATTGTTTTTGATTTTGTTGTGTTTTGTAAAATATGAAAATAAAGAATGTTTTTGGTGACCTGCCAGTCGTTTTAAATTTTTCAAGCCGAAGCTTAGGGTCTAACCAACTACCCCAAGGGGAATAACAAAGTAAAGAAAACATCTATTTCGGAGGTAACTTAGTGCGCGGAGGCGGTACCGGTTTTTGAATTTGCTTGTCCTTTTCTTTCTGTTCCTTTGCTTTGGCAGCTTTCACCATGGCCATAGCATCTTCCACTTGGTTAATTTTCTTTATCGATAGTCCCGCTAGTGCGCCGACACCTTCTCCTATAAGACCCCCAATAGGGCCAACAAGGCCACCAACCTTACCAGCATAATCCCTAATAGCTTCCAATGCTGTCTGCCACCAATCACCGCTGGCATTTGAACCAACTGGGCAAGCCACGGGTAGTCGTGCAATGACTGCCGCATACAACTCTAATGCTTTGCTGTCAAACGAAGCGCTTGGGGTCGCCAACTGAACCAGAGTAGCCTGGTTAGACGAGGGAGCGACCTCAACGTAGTACCTTACTGTAACCTGGAGGGTGGTCTGAGCACTCAATCCAGAAAAGAAGGCACCACAATAATCAAAGGGGGTGGGCTTAATAGCAGTCTGTATAGACGTGCCACCAACAGTGGTCTTAAGAGCCCCAATCTGCTGCCCAGTAAGGGCCCCGAATTGATGTCGTCCGTTAGCAATAGGCGTAAGAGGATTAGACACATCAGACATAGTTGACACGACATAAGCGCCCTCAGAGGCAGCCCATTGTACTGCACCATACTGAGCGAGGGCCTCAGAAGTAGTGCGAGGATAGGGCTGGCTCACGTAGCCTGCACCAGAAGCAGCAGCGACAGTTGCGCCTCCGCTGACTGTTAAGGCAGGAAAGAAAGCATCGTAGTTTGGGGAAGTGTAGGCAGGAGCGCGATAGCACACAACGGAGCCTTGTTTGTAAATGTCAGCCGTGGTATTGGTGACCTCGAAACCCATGGCTATAATACGTGTATTTCCATACAAGACTCCAGAAAGTTGGCCATCACATTTTGTGGTGGTTATGTTGGCACCCATTGTGCCAGAAGAAGATGGGAATGTGTCGCCACCAGCGGCAACAGCGATTGCAGTCAATTGTCCAGCAGTGATATTACTGACGCCGACAAAAGTGCCATATTGATCAAGGTATCCAGTATCAAGACGAGAACTATTGGCGCCGGAGTTCGAAACCATAAGTTCCGGTAGTGACACAATATTGCAGTCCCAGTTAGCTCCGGAGAGTCCTGAAGGTGTCGCAATTGTAGTAGAGTACTTGAGGCACTCAACAATCGTTGGATCACCAGCAAGATCAGGGTAGCCAACGGGACGTATGGCAGTGTCATGAAACGGATCTAAGGCAGCGACTAACCAGTCGCGTGAAGTTGGCTTGATTGTTTTATTCGCAACAAGTTTATCAGCAAGGGGTCCCGCTAACGTGCGCTTTGTCATTTCTTACTAGATGAGTGAGGTGAGTATTGGATGCCGGCAAACCTCAACCCGGGACTGTACATTCACATGAACTACTACGCGGAGCCGTGCAGTCTCTTGGCATTTTGTTTAGCCACCCTTAGGTGTTTGGTCCTTAACATGTGAACCCAATAGAAGGTAATGTTGTGGGTCGGTCGTGTCGACATAATAATCCCTTCGTGCTTCTATAATGTCGTCAACTTGCTGCCCTAGTTTTTGTCGACCAAGGTCGTACACGGGATACTGCGAAATCATTTCCTCGATGGCAATCTGTCTGTGGGGGGGGATTCCGAATGCTCGCCAAAATGAAACACGGCACCTGTCATCAATTGCGGAACTCTTCCTAGCCATTCCTTTCGACCAGTAAATTCTCTTAAGCTGAATATCAATCCTCCTCTGCATGTTGACTCCAGCCAATTGACCCATCCACTGGTAGAAGGCTTGAAAAACAGGTATTCCGCCTGATAAACTGATGCCACCTTCAGAAACTGCCCTGATCCAGTTTGCACGAAGGTTTTTACTGTTCATATATTGCTCACACACCATATCCTTACGGACAGCTTTCCAAGGATCACGCACCATAATATAACCTTTTCCATCAAAGACACACCGCATTTGGCAGAATGTACACCGCTCCAACACCTCTATCGGCGCAGACAACTCCACCTCATGACCAAGTGCCCCAAAGAATCGGTCAATTTTAGCACGATTAAACTTCCCAACATCACGCCGCTCCATGATTATGATGCAGTCATCTCCATTATTGACCAATTCGTAATTAGCTATGCCCAAGACAATCATGAGTTCATACACAGCACCACACATTATGATGGTGTTCCCAAGACCCGTGTCTACATCCCCAGACATGCGACCATGGTCACTTGTGTATTTCATCCACCCTTCACTGCAGCGGAATTTACACACATTAGTCTGTCGCATTTTCCAGAGTTTCAACAGTTCCTTGAAATCCTTACCACAATAGTGACGAGCATAAAACTTAAAGGTCCAGTCCAGGGCTGCTCTACTCACTCCTCGATCGAATTTAACTGCATCTAAATCAAAAGCAACGGGGTTGGCAAATCGATTCCATTTTCTCGCCATTTCCTTTCCAACCTCTTCAGCAGTCATTCCCTTCATAACTGTCCGACTGCCGAAAACCCAATCAACATCTCGGTAAAGCTTTTTCTCTACTCTCCGCAGAAACTTGCCAGTTTTTAAATGCATTCTAGGGGATCTTGTACTTATCACGCGTTGGACAGGTAGGTCCTTAACAAGCTTTTCTACTTTCCCAAACCAATGAACTTCTGCATCCTTCATGCTCAATGGATTGACGAGTAAACTCCGATAAGCTTCATCATAGACTCGACGTTTGACACCAGAGTACACCGCTGAGTATTGCGACTCCGGGATTGGCGTCATCTGTGTTGCCCTAGACAATAGTTTCTCAGAGAACCGGGCCATTGCGTCCTCATAAAAGCTCGCAGTGGGACGAAATGGGTGAGTCCAGTCCTCGCCTTTTGGGTTGTACACAACGCGTTTCAGCACTCCTTCGACTAAATTACACATAGGACGGGCATGAATCTGCACCCTTTTTGGGGGAATGGGACCGTTGAAGGACAGGGCCTTTTTGCCCTTCAACAGAACAGGAACCGTAGTTATGCTGCCTCGCACCACACTTGGTCGTCCATCCGGCAAAGCGATGAAGCTGCTTACCCGACCAACGGGATCAACAACCTCAACGCTTCGAGCGGGGAACTTCGTCGTGTAACAGGCAGTCACTCCCACGGATTCCTATTGACTAGCAGGATCCAGGGTTGTACTCCCGGCTCCAAAGAGACGAGAGATAAACCCTGGCTTGCTCCCATGGAGCCTCGCGGCCTTAGCATGTGTTTTGGTGTGAAGGAGACGCCCAGCAATGATATCATCTTGGGTTGGATGCCAAAACAATTCACGCGCATAGGGCATGGCCTTTACTATATCAACCTTGCACATACCATGGTTCCTACACCAACGCCTCATCCACTCATCGACTACGATTTTGTCCGCAGCACTGGCATTCGGAATGAAACCGAATTGGGCCCGTGCTGCGACAATTATCTCAGCCACGATCCGCTTACGTGTCCAGGGGCGCTTGGTTTGGCGGGGCAACTTGGGAGCATCCTTACCAGCCTCAACTTCAGGAATGAGCTCCGCACCATCTTCCAACAGCTTATCCATTGCCGACACGTGATCCACCACTTCACTGTCAGCACTCTTCCACAACTTAATCTCACGACGTGTTTGACCAAAGAACCAATTGGCAGACTGGTTCTTCAGCCCGAGCCGATCCTCTCCTTCGCTACGTTGACCATCGGCTCTAAGGTCAAAGACACTATCCAACGTCACAACACTACCTGTGACACTCTTACCATCATCACTTCCTCCATCATCCCCATTCGGAGTTGGGGCACCCAAAGCAGCTATACGGTCATCAAGCTTCAACTCGCTCGGGACTGGCAGCGCGGCTGCTGCCAATACCGGAGTCAGGGGTTGTTGCTGTCCACTCCATGTAGTCACCGGTGATGTCGAAGTAGTCATAGGAGCCATACGGGGCAACGTGTCGCCCAAGGCTTCGACTTGACTCAGTTTGACTGTCGCCGGTGATTTCTTGGCTACTAGACCCCACCACTTGGTCACATCTTGTTGATTCACAGAGTGTTTCACAAGAGTTGACGCAGGAGCGGTCTGAATTGAGCGTGGTGAGGGAACCGTACTCTCCGGAATTTTCGGTGTCCCACATGGCGCACTCCTCGGCACGTTGGAGGCGGCCTGTATCGCACCGGCAATAAGCGAGGCTCCGATAGCACTCGTCACAGAGAATACTGCAGAAGGTTGGCAACCAACGCTCCCAGCCGGCATCGCTCTCCTCGCGGGGATAACG